CCGCCCAGGAAGAAGTCAAAATCCAACGCGACATGCGAGGCGACCGCGCCAGCATCGTCACCTTGCCCCCGCTCAAAACCCCCGCCGCGCGCGGCAAGATGGACCTCATCATGGGACCGGGCGTGCAGATCCCCGAGCGCCGCCCCGGCGAGATCTCTTGGATGACCCCGCCGCAGCCCGACGCCGGCAGCATCGAAGTCGAAATGTCCATCCGCAACGACGTGGACAACTACTTCGGCCGCATCAGCGAAGCCGTCCCGCCGCAGCGCTACATGCTGCACACCCAAGAACTGGTCGATTCGTGGCTGCTCGACATGAAGCTCTGCCTCGTCCAGACGCTCGCCCTTTGCCAGCAGTATATGACGCAGGAAGAAGTCGCCCGCGTCACCGGCAACCCCAATCTCCCGCTCACCGCCAGTCCTAATGACATCCGCGGGCGTTTTGACGTGGTGTGTGATTTCGATGCAAGGCTTCTCGACAACGAGGCGCTTGGAAAAAAGCTGGATTACTTGGCCTCAGTGCTCACTCCGCTGGACTCCTTCGGAGTCATAGATCGAGTAGGTTTGGTCAAATATATGATGCAGGCAGTAGACCCAAATCTTGCCGGCATCCTCATCAAAGACATCGGCGCCGCTACCCAGGCCGAGCAAGAGGACGAGCAAGGAGCCTTCGCCAAAATCGCCGCAGGCACCGAACCCCCGCTCAAAGAAGGCGGCCAAAACGCGCAAGTAAGGCTGCAAACGCTCCAGCAAATCATTCAGTCCAACCCCGCCGTGCAGCAGCGATACCAGCAAGACGAAATCTTCCGCTCAATGATCGACGCAAGAGCACAAGCCTTCCAATTCCAGCTCCAGCAGCAGCAAAACGCCGTCATCGGCCGCACCGGCGCGCAGCCCGCGCTGCAAAAGATGGCGCAGGAGCAGCAACTCGGCATGACCGCCGCTCCTTCCGCTTAATGCTCCTGCTGCCACCTGCCAACTGACCACTGCCAACTTCCCCATCCCATGCACCCCAACGTCTCAGTCAGAAACATCGCCGGACTAAACATCCCGCAGCACAACGCGGTTGAGCTGAATTACGTCTCCACGACAAACAATCTTTCCACGGTGGTCTACAAAGAAGGCAGCCAGACAGTCGCCACGCTGACGTTCACGTATGTCGGCGGCACGCCGTCCTCGGACGACGCCCGCATCGCCACCGTCGTCCGCTCTTAAATCTCAAATTTCTGACCTCCGGCTCTCGTCACTCGTCACAAGTCACTCGTCACTTCCTCTAATGGCCTTCGCTTTCAATCCGCTGACCGGCAACTTCGACCTCAAGGGGTCCGGCGGCGGCGGCGGCGCGTCCTACATCGACGGAGAAGTCGCCACCTACACCGATCTCCCCTTGGACGGATCGGCCGCCCTGAACACCGCCTGGCTCGTCCGCGAAGCCAGCGGCACTTGGTTGATCGCCCGCAAACCCGCCGGCATCTACATCCGCACCGCCACGGCAGGAGTCAGCCGCGACGCCGACTGGACCTACGCGGGGATTCTGCCGGATGTCTTCAACGACGCCAACTTCCTCCTCTATGACAATGCGGATTCGAGCAAAAATCTAGCCTTCCAACTCTCCGGCATCAGCGCCAGCACGACCCGGACCTTAACCGTCCCCAATAGCTCCGGCACCATCGCCCTCACATCCCAGCTCGTAGACACCCGCATCTACACGTCCAACGACACTTGGAACAAACCAACCGGCGCCAAGCTCGTCCACTATCTCCTCATCGGCGGAGGTGGAGGCGGAGGCGCGGGCCGTCGCGGAGCCACCAGCACTTGGCGCACCGGCGGCGCGGGCGGATCTGGCGGCGGCATCAACGCCGGATGGATTTCGGCCGATGCACTATCCAACAGCGTCACCGTCACGGTCGGCACCGGCGGCGCGGGCGGCGCAAATTCCGCTGACGACACCAACGGCGCCGCAGGGTCCAACGGCGGCGACTCCTCATTTGGCAGCGACATTAAAGCCTACCGTGGCAACGGCGGCGGTGGCGGCATTGACGGCGGAGGATCGACCGGAGCCACGGGCGGCGCCGCGAGCGCAAATTCTTCCTTGTGGTATGGCACAACGCTTGCGCTTAGTGCTGGCGGAAACGCCGGTGGCAACGCCAATGGCGCAGCAGGGCAAACAGCGATAGCCGGTCCTTCCGGCGGCGGCGGCGGCGGCGGCGTCAATAACTTGAATGGCAACGGCAACAGCGCCGCAGGCGGTTCCATCGGCCAAACCAACACCGGCTTAGTCACCGGCGGCACGGGATCATCAAGCTCGGCCGGAGCCACCGGCGGCAATGGCTCGACCTACTTTGCATTTCTCGGCACCGGCGGCGGCGGTGGACGCTCTGCTGACACCGGCGACGTCCCGTTTGCGGGCGGCAACGGCGGCAACTACGGCGGCGGCGGCGGCGGCGGATCAGGCGGCCTCAACGCTGCTGGCGGCACGACCGCAGGCGGCAACGGCGCGGCGGGCATCGTCATAGTGACAACCTATTTCTAACCATGACCGAGCAATACGCCATCCTCGATCAAGCCAACGGGCACCTCGTCAACGTCGTCCTCTGGGACGGCGACACCGCCAAGTGGCAACCGCCCGCCGGAACATCCGCCGTCCGCTTGGCCGACATCGACCTCGCCACACTTCCGCCCGCACCGGCACCGGAAGCCGAACCGATCACCGCCGAAGAACACCTCAAATCCGTCGGCCTCGGCGGCGAACGCCAGCCCACGTTGCTTTATCTCCGCCAGTCCCTCGCCGCCGCCGGCCAGCAAAGCCCCGAACTGGACGCCATCGAGCAATACTTGCAGCAGATCCTCGCCATCTTCGCCGCCGATCCAAGCCCCCGCAACGACTGGCCGCAGCCGCCCAGCACCTTCGAAGCCGCCGTCCAAAGCGCCATGCAAACTCTGCTTGTCACGCCGGAGCAAAGCGTAGGCGGAAACCCTTAGTGCCTTAGTGTCCCCGTGAGAACTGTAACCCTACAAAGCATTTTGTTACGCGCATGGCAGCGCGCCGGGAACGATGGCAGCGACATCGCTAACATCCCATCCGGCGCCAAGACTATGCTTGTCGCCGCCGCCAACGAACGCATCGCGGACTGCTGGGAGTGGAGTGATTGGCCTGAGCTTATGCGCGTCGAAGAACGCACCGTCGAAGGCAACGACACGACCGGCTATTTCATCCCCTACGAGCAAACCGGCGAGACCGCCATGGGCGAAGTGTTTGGCGTCCTGCGCGACAACCCCGCGACACACGTTGCGCCCCGCGCCATCGGCTACACGCTACTCGGCGACAACGTGAGATTCCCGCAAAGCACCGACCTTCCAACCACCGTCTGGGTCAACTACCGCGTGCGTCCGACCGAATACAGCGCAAGCAACCTCTCCGCGACAGTTCCCGCCGTCATCGCCAAAGCTGTCGGTCTGATGCTGAGTGCAGATTTGCTCCAAGAGGACGGACAGACCGACAAAGCACTCGCCATGGAACAGATGGCCGAGTCCGAGCTGATCTCGCAGCGCGACAAATATTACTTTCAGCAGGGCCAACCCTCCATGTGGACCGCCCGCGTCAACCAATACTAATCCTATGAACCCTAACGTCAGAACAACGAACAAAGCCAACGGCGTCCGCCTCATCTCCGACACCACGGCTGTCACCGGAACATTCAGCGTTGTCGAAAGCCTCGACGCTGCGACCAAGTTCCACACGCTCGCGGGCAACCAGACCAACGTGGCGAACACGACCAGCGGCAGCGCCTATGCGTTTCCAGTCGGCACCGCCGTTGAGGGCAGCTTCACTGAGATCAAGCTGCACGCAGGCGCCGTGCTTGCCTACTTGAAGTAGCGCATCTGAGGAGCCGCGCGATGAGCTTGCAGTATTTTCATCACAATTTCACGACAACGGAAAAAGGCGTCATCGGCACGGCCACGTCCATCGGCTCCTCGGCGTTTTCTATGCTGCCGCACTTGGAAGCAACCCTCCGTATCGGCGGACTTATCATAGGAATTTTGGTCGGACTGGCCACGCTCATCAGCGTCCTTCACGACATCAGAAAGAAACAGAAAGAACTAAAGAAATGAGAAACTGGAAAACAACTACCCTCGGCATCTTAACCGCCATCATCGCCCTCGCCACCGGAGCCAAAGAGTTCCTCGCCACCGGCACCATCCCCGACATCGGCCTCATCGCCGCCAGCCTCATGGCTGCATGGGGATTAGTGGTAGCGAAAGACGGCACCGCCCGCCTGTAAAACAAAGGATGAAACCGCAAGCCGACCAGGTAGGGCGGGGCCTCCGGACCCGCCGCTGCCCTTCACTCAAGTCTCTAACTCAAGTCTCAGCCCTCTGCGTTGTCGCTCTGGCGACAACGAGCTGCGTCACCGTCGGCTA